CCTCATCTGGAGCCTTAAAAGATGGCCAAGCTTTATCGCAAGAGGACGATCCTCGCGAAGATTGAGTCTTCTTACGGCTCTGATCCGACTCCAACTGGTTCTGCTGATGCTATCCAAGTTAGGAATTTGGAAATCAGCCCTGCTGAGTCTGAGGTGCTCTCCCGCGATTTGGTGCGGACCTATCTGGGCAACAGCCCGCAATTGATTGCTAATACTCGTGTAAACGTAACCTTTGAGGTTGAGTATGCAGGGTCTGGTGCTGCTGGCACTGCACCTAAATACGATCCAATTCTGAAAAGCTGCGGCATGTCAGCCACAGTTGTCAGCGGTACAAGCGTTACTTACGCGCCTGTATCTACCAGCTTTTCAAGCTGCACGATCTACTACTCCACTGATGGCATCCGCCATAAGGTGACTGGTTGCCGAGGAACTTTTACGATCTCCCTCAACGCAAACCAAATCCCTGTCTACAACTTCTCGATGACAGGGCAGTATGTGGCTCCTACGGATACTGCTGATCCGACAACGACGTTTTCCAATCAGGCTGACCCTGAGATCTTCAACGACACGAACACTACTGCTTTCACTCTTTTCTCTGCGACTGGCCTTGCGCTGCAGTCTGCTGAGATTGACCTCGGTAATGAGGTGGTGTATCGGGAACTGGTCAACTCCACCAAGGAGGTGCTGATCGTTGACCGTGCAGCCACTGCAAACTTTGTAATTGAAGCCCCTGCTCTTTCGACGAAGGACTTCTTTGCACTGTCAGTTGCAGGTACTGCAGGCAATTTGAGCATTGTTCACGGTGCAACTGCAGGAAACATCATCACGTTGACTGCACCAACTAGCGGACTGTCGCTCGGCAACCCAACGTATTCAGAAGATACGGGGATTGTGATGTTGAACATTCCCACTACGATGGTGCCTAGTTCGTCGGGTAACGACGAAATCTCAATCGCCTACACCTGATTTATGCCTTTTAAGGTACGCAAGGTCTCTTCCTATGAATGGCCTGTCAAGGTTGAGGTTCCTGAAAAGGGACGATTCAAGGAAGAAACTTTTACTGCTATCTTCCGCAAGGTCAGTCGAAGCCAATTCAACTCTCTGATTGAGGAGGGCGACGAGGCGCTTGTGGATCACATCCTTCTGGGATGGAAAGGCGTGGTTGACGATGACGGCGATGAGATTGAGTTCTGCGATTCCGTCAAAGCAGAGCTAGTTGATGATCCGCTGTTTTTGCGTGGCCTGATCACCGCTTTCTCTGACAGCGTGCTTGGGGCACAAGTAAAAAACTAGAAGACGCCGCTCGTCATTGGTGTGAAGGCGGGGGCGTTTTCGAGGAAGACACTAAGGACATGCTGGAACGTGGCATGGATCCTGGTGAAATTAATGCAATGCGTAAGGCTAAAAAGGCCGCTCTGTTTGAGGTTTGGGAAGAGAACTGGGAAATCGTGGAGATGTTTCTGAGGCTCCAGACACAGTGGCGCATGAGCATGTCTGGCGTCGTGGGGTTGGACTATGCATCGCTTGAATGGCTTTGTAGACTGTATTCAATCGAGGACCCTGTCAACCTGTTAGAGGGTTTGCAGGTCATGGAGTTTACGGCTCTGTCCTGCTTCAACGCCAAAAAGAACTGATGGCTGCCGTCACTACCGAGCTTAAAGTTCTTGTCCGTGCTGTAGGCAAAGGCGATATAGACAAGCTGAGCAAGGCTCTGAATGACTTAGGGTCGAAGGCTGCTCAACCAGTTAATCAAAAACTTAAAAACAGCGTTTCTGAACTTAAAAAACTTTCATCTCAGTCAGCAACTACACAAAACAATGTAAGAGGCTTCAGCGCTGCTTTTAGAGAGCTGGCAAACAACCTTGAAGTTGGATCTAAAGAGTTTAAAGAAGCGACAGCTGAGGCTGCCCGTTTAGATAGTCAACTAAAGAAGCTTGAGAGGCGCAAGCCACCCACAGCAGGGCAACGTTTGCGTAGAGGCGCCCAAACTGTTGGTGCAATTGCTGCTGGTGGTGTTTTTGGCGGCCCTGAGGGTGCTATTGGCGCAGGTATTGGAGGTATTGTTGGCGGCCCCGCTGGTGCAACTATCGGCGCTGCTTTAGGTGCGCAGTTTAGTTTGCTGAGGAAGCAAGCTGCAGCATTAGCAGAAGTTGTCGCAGGGTTTAACAAGTATCAAATTGCTCTCGCTGGCGTTAGTAAAGACCAGAATGATTTTAATGAAAGCATTGATTCTGCAAAGCGTTTCTCAGAGCAATTCGTTGTTCCGCTAGATCAAACGATTGCAAACTATACAAAACTCAAAGCCAGTGTCGTTGGAGCTGGATTAGGCACCGAGGAAACCAACAAAGCGTTTGAGGCTTTGTCAGCTTCTGTACTTGCTACTGGAGGAGACACGCAAGATCTAAACTCTGCTTTGCGTGCTGCGTCTCAAGTATTCAGTAAGGGCAAGGTTTCTGCGGAAGAATTGCGTCAGCAAATTGGAGAAAGGCTGCCTGGAGCTTTTACGATTTTCGCTGACTCAATGGGCATAACAACTAAAGAATTAGACAAACTGCTCGAGGACGGCAAAGTTGATTTGCTTGATTTTGTTGGCTTTACAGAGGAATTGATCAAGAGGTATGGCTCAACAGCTGAAGAGCTTGCCAATGCACCAGAGCTTGCAGGTCAAAGGCTGCAAGTAGCTTTGTCAAAAGCAACTCTTGCCTACGGTGGTTTCTTCCAAAAAGTTGGGGCTGGCTTCCAAGATTATTTGACCGACTTACTTGATTTTGCAACTGAAAACAAAAAACAGCTTCTTAGGGTAGTCGCTAATGTCGCCGCTTTTGCGGTTGATATATTCGAGCAAATGAAAAATGCAGCGCAAAACATAGCAACTCCTTTTGTATTGGCGTTCACTGCACTTGAGGTCAAAATTGAAAATCTTTTAGATCAATTTGGCTTGCTTTTTAAAGCTGCAGAGCAGTTTGGCAAATTAATTCTTCGGGCCGATGGCTTTGATGATTTTGATTTGCCGCCCTCTGGTCGCCCCAGCGTGCAAGAAAGAAGTAGTGCTATTTTGGCTCAACTTGAAGATCTTTTTGGCGAATTTACTCCAAGTAAGTTTGGCCTCGGTTTGCGTGATACAGCACTTGACCTAACTGGTGGGAATGCGGATGCAGGTGGAGGCGCTACAAGCGGTCGCACACCTACAGACACAAGCGAACGGATGGTTCTGTTGCAGGGTCGATTGGGTGAGGCTATTCAACAGCAAAACCAAGAGCTGATTGCTCAGACGCAATATCTAATTAGGAATGAAGGCATCGCTATTAAGTTTGAGGAGGGCAAAATTACAGCTACTAAGCGAGATGCAGAACTGCAAAAGAGCCGCAACAGGCTGATTCAGGATGGCATCAGGCTTAGAAAGCAAGCAAAGAACGCTGAGACTGACCTTAAAGAAGAGACAGAAAGCGTCAACGAACAATTCAAAAAGATTGGAAAAACAATTAAGGCTAGTGTTGTTGACGGATTAACAGCTGCAATCACAGGAGCACAAAGTCTTGGTGAGGCTCTAGGCAATATCTTGCGCCAAGCAGGGTCTTTGTTTGTCAGCTTCGGCCTGAAACAGCTGTTCCCAATCCTGAACGCAGACGGAAACATTTACGATCGCTCAGGTTTTGTTCCTTTCGCCAAAGGTGGTGTAGTCGATAAGCCAACCTTGTTCCCCTTCGCTAAGGGTATTGGTCTCATGGGCGAGGCTGGTCCTGAAGCAATTATGCCTTTGCGACGTGGCCCTTCAGGTCGTCTTGGTGTTGAGGCAGCAGGTGGTGGTGTCGGTAACGTAGTGGTGAACGTTGATGCTTCAGGTTCTGCAGTGGAAGGCGATGCTGCACAGTCCAAGCAACTTGGGAATGCTATTGGTGCTGCTGTACAAGCTGAGCTAATAAAGCAAAAGCGTCCTGGCGGCTTGCTTGCTGGAGTCTGATCATGGCAACTTTCCCTTCTATCGAACCTGACTACAACGCGCAAAAAAGGAGCGCACCAAAGGTGAGGCGCGTGCAGTTTGGTGATGGCTTTGAGCAACGCTTGCGGTACGGTTTAAATCAAAATCCAAAGGAATGGACGCTGATTTTTAAAAACATCACAGAGACACAATCAGACACCATAGAAACTTTTTTGGATGCACGCGCAGATGATGGTGCTGCATTTGATTGGCAGCCTCCAGGGTCCTCTACAAGCTACAAATGGGTGTGTCCAAGCTGGTCAAAGACAATTCCATATGCCAACTTGGCGACCATCAATGTTACGTTCCGTCAGGTATTTGAACCGTAATGGCAGTAGCAGCTTGGGCCGCTAGTACAGCATTCGTTGTCGGCGACATTCGCAGAGCAACGACAGAACAGGCTTCTGGCCTGTGGTTTCGTTGTACCACTGCTGGCACCTCTGCAAGTAGTGAACCTAGCTGGCCGACTGATATTGGCAGCACGATTACAGACAACACCTGTGTTTGGACTGCAATCAGCAGCGTCTATGAAGACGTTTCTGCTTTGGCCCCTAGTGCAATCATTGAGCTGTTTGAGCTTCAGCTAGACAGCACACTGCACGGCAGTTCTGATGTTTATCGTTTTCATGCAGGCAGTAATGCTGCTGTAACTGGCAACATTGTGTGGAACGGGAATGCTTATACGCGTATGCCTGTAGAAGCTGATGGTTTTGAGCTGCGTTCAACTGGTGCTCTGCCGCAGCCAACTCTTACGATCGCCAACCTAGACGGCAACATGACAACAGTTTTGGCTCTTGTCAATCAAACGACTGCAGGCAACGACTTAACAGGTGCAACTGTTAAACGCATTCGCACTTTGAAGCGCTACATCGATGGCGAAAGTAGTGCTGATCCCAATGCCAAGTTCCCAGATGAGATCTGGAAAATTTCTCGTAAGGCATCTGAGAATCGCGATGCTGTCACATTCGAGCTGTCGAGTGCGTTCGACCTTGCGGGTCAGAAAATCCCTAAACGTCAGATCGTTGCCAACACCTGCCAGTGGATTTATCGCAGCGCTGAGTGTGGCTACTCAGGCAGCAATTACTTCGACGTAAATGGCATTACAGTCAGCACTTTGGCAGAAGATGTATGCGGCAAGCGCATTGCCTCATGCAAGCTACGGTTTGGAGAGAACGGTGAACTGCCGTTTGGTTCCTTCCCAGGCGCAGGATTGGTTCGATGAAACTAACTGAGTCGCTGCGACAACAGATACTCGAACACGCGACTCATGATTCACCTATTGAATGCTGTGGCCTAATCGCTGTAGTCAAAGGACGCAGGCGTTATTTCTGGTGTGACAACATCGCCGATACACCTGATGAGCATTTTGTGCTCGACGGTTGGGACGAGGTGGAGGACAAAGGCGAGATTGTTGCCATTGTCCATAGCCATCCAAAAACCAACCCAGCTCCATCTGTTGCTGATCGCGTGGCCTGTGAAAAGTCGGGACTCCCGTGGTTCATCGTCAACCCAAACACAAGAGAGTGGGGTTACTGCGAGCCAGAAGGCTTTGAGCTGCCTTATGTAGGACGTGAATTTGTGCATGGGGTAGTTGATTGCTATGCGCTTTGTCGTGACTGGTATAAGAGGGAATGGGGCCTGGAGCTGCGCGACTATCCGCGCCGTGATAACTGGTGGCATCAGGGGCAAAACCTGTACCTAGAAAACTTTCAGACGGAGGGCTTCCACCAGATCCCGATTGAGGATCTACAGCGTGGTGATGCGTTATTGATGAATCTGCAGTCACCTGTGCCAAACCATGCGGCTATCTATTTAGGTGAGCAGCAGATTCTGCATCATGTGCAAGGCAGGCTCAGTAGTCGTGATGTCTACTTCGCTGACGGCGGTTACTATGGCAAAAGTACGGCCTGCGCTTTGAGGCATGAAAGTCGTCA